ACGTGAACACGAATGTGAATTTATTATTAATGACGAAACGCTTATAGATAGTCTACATCTTGTAAGTATGAGAGGCGAAGATCCTTTGTTTAAACAAGGTATGGTACGTTGGTATCGTAAGCCTAGCAAAGATAAATTGTATATTGTAGCACTTGATCCCAGCTTAGGAACAGGAGGAGATCCTGCTGCTATACAAGTGTTCGAAGCACCTAGTATGACACAGGTAGCTGAATGGTGTCATAATAAAACACCTATCCCACAACAGATAAAGATTCTTGTTAGTATTTGCGAATACATCATGGAAGAAACAGCTAACGAAAATAGCGTTTATTACAGTGTAGAAAACAATACTCTAGGGGAAGCTGCTCTTATTAGTATTGCAGATATAGGTGAAGAAAATATACCTGGTATATTCCTAAGTGAAAGTAAAGCACATGGCAACGCAAGACGCTTCCGAAAAGGTTTTAACACTACACAACGTACCAAACTTAGCAGTTGTGCCAAACTAAAAACACTTGTTGAGACTGATAAAATCACACTAAACAGTAAGATGTTAATAAGTGAACTTAAAAACTTTATTGCAAATGGTAGTAGTTATGCTGCTAAAATTGGAGAAACAGACGATCTAGTAATGAGTACAATACTTGCTTTACGTATGGCAACTCAATTAAAGACTTATGTACCAGAGCTAGAAAACCAAATAAGGGACAGTAATGACTTCACAAGGGAGCCTATGCCTTTTGTGCTAGTTTAATAAATACAGTATGAGCGCATTATCACAAGATTTACACGAAAGACTACGTGGAAGATTCAACAGTCTAACAATGGGCAGGGACGACGGTGCCAAAACACTAGTTCCTGACGAAGCAGTATTCTTTGAGTTTGGCTTCAAAGAAGGTGTTAATGATTACGGTAGTGTAGTTGTTAGTATTCTTGACGAGGGATCACTTAAAGTTTATTTCAAAAATGATATTGTTGAAGAAGCAGACGAAGATGCCAAAGATAAATGGTATAACTTTCTCAAGGATCTTAGATTTTTCAGCGCACAAAACATGTTAAATTACGAAACTAAGAACGTGACAAAGTCTAGATTGGACAAAGCAGATTTTGATTTCTTAGTAGGACAAAGTAACGCCAAGGATAACGTTGCCATGGAAAGCAAACTATACGGAAGCAGTCAACGCAGCTATGCAGACCTTAACGGTGCAAAGTTGATTGTACAGCATAACAAAACTGTAGACGAAGAGAAGATGGGAAGTCGCAGTAGAGATATTAGAGCCATCTACATTGAGAACAGTTTAGGAGAACGGTTCCGTTTTGAGAACAACTATCTACCAGGGGCTAGAGCAATGGCTCGCCACATTAGTAATGGTGGTTATCAAAATGATGAATACGGTGAACACATTTCAGAGATTATGGCAGAAATGAGCGAACTTAAGAGCTTTGTCCGCGGTGTTAAAAGAGATGACTATGTTACTGAAGATAGCCAAGAGATCATTGACCTTGCAACTGATCGTTATTATGGCCTGAAGAGTACACTGGAAAGCATTAGCAAACAAAAAGGTTATGTAGACTACTTTGAGAACTATGAGCCTGCAGAAATTGAAGTTGATGAGAATGACATCGATGATTTACGTACAAAACTTACACGTGAAGTATTCGATGACAGGTTAGAAAGCAGCCTAGGCGCAGTAGGAAGAGCAATGAAATTAAGCGAAAAGAAATCTGGCGAGTTCTTTGACTTTGGCAAATGGTCTAGAAGTGCAAAGAGTGCAGGCGCCGAAATTGAAGGCGATGTAACTGGCGCACGAGCAATGAAAGACGGCGTAGAGATTGGTTCATGGAGTCAAGACGCTGAAGATTTAGAAGGTCCAAAGATGGGCAGTGATATCAAAGAGCCTGGTTATGGCGAGATTAATATGGGCGGCGGTGACCGCGGTGAAGGCGATGCAAGAACATTTGAATTACCCGCAAGCCTAGAACTTATGTCAGGAACACCAAGTTGGAAGGGCATGCAGTTCAAAGACAAGAACGCAATGCTAGCAGGTATACTTAGAGATATTGCTGATCGTGCACAAGACGATGAAGTTAGTGTGTTCGCAGCAGATATGGCTACTAAAGTAGCTAGTGAAGGTCAGTCTTTTGGCGTTAGAATGAGTGACGAAGGCTACAAAGACAACAAGAAGCTAGCAATACAACTTGCTAATATGGCAATCAAGCAAGCACAAAACGAGTCAGTTGAAGAAGGTTCAGGCGACGCTCCAATTAACAAAATGTCAGATGAAGATCTAGCAGACTACATTGGTGTAAGCGTAGAAGAAGTTAAAGCAGACCGCGACCAAGCAGAACTTATTGCACAGAATATGGAAGAATCAGCTGATCCATATATGGCTGAATACGAACAATCAATGAATGATATTGTTGAGAAGAAAGAAGAAAAGCCAGATTACCTGGACTTTGATGGCGACGGCGACAAAGATGAGCCAATGAAGAAGGCACTTGCAGACAAAAAGAAAATGGAAGATAACGAGTATGGATTCCAAAGCTGGGCAGATGAGGAAGAAGGTTACGAGCAACAAGAAGAAAATCCAGTTTACCAATCAATTCTTAGAAGAATCTTAAGTCAACATACTAGTGTAATTAGCTCAGCTGGCCCTGAGGCAGTAATGGACGCAATCCAAGATGTAGCAGATAGTGTTGGCGATGTTGAAGAAATTGGCAGTAGCGACGTAAGTATTTGGACTAATGAAGTTTTACAGCAACTACAAGGCGGCTACGGCGAAAGCGCAGAAGCTGAAGTTGAAGACCTTGATGAAGGTCGTATGTCAGACGTACATCTAGAGATTACACAGATGATCGACGATGGCGAAAGCGACGAAGACATTATGGCAGCATTGCCAGGTCTAGTAAGCAAACAGCAACTAAAAAGTATGAGAGCAGAAGAAATGGATAGGCCCGCTGAATATGATGAAAGCATTGATTGGCTAAAGAAAGCAGCAGGCATAGGGTCAAACACAAAAAGCAACTTTGGCATTCGAGAAGGTGAGCAAGGATATCAAAAAAGTCTAAGAGATGAGATCGGCAAATACCTAGAAGGCCTAAAATAATCATTTCCCGGTAATACACCCGCCTAAGAGAGATCCTCAGACTTCAGTTTGAGGGTTTCTTTTTTTGTCAAAAAAACCTAAATTTTATTGTTGACAGTATAAATACAATGTCATATACTGTATACATGTTGTTAAGCAGTGTATGTCTTAGGCAACAAATAGGCTAAAACATAGGCAAAGGAGAATAGGCATTATGGCATCTTTAGCAGAAATCCGTGCAAAACTAAAAGCACAAGAGACACGTTCAGAACGTGTAGGCGGCGACAACGCAATCTTCCCACATTGGAATATCCCAGAAGGCTCAACGGCAGTTGTTCGTTTCCTTCCAGATCAGGATGAATCAAACACTTTCTTTTGGATGGAAAGGCTAATGATTCGTCTACCCTTTAATGGTGTAAAGGGTGACCATTCTAATCAAGTTACAGTTCAAGTTCCATGCGTTGAGATGTGGAACGATACTTGCCCAGTACTAAGTGAAGTACGTGGCTGGTTTAAGGACTCAAGTCTTGAGGAGATGGGTCGCAAGTACTGGAAGAAGCGCAGTTACATTTTCCAGGGCTTCGTAACAGAAAATCCTCTCGCAGATGATGTTGAGCCTGAGAATCCAATTCGTAGGTTTGTAATTAGTCCAAGTATCTTTAATCTTATTAAGGATGCACTTATGGATCCTGATATCCAGGAACTTCCAACAGACTATGATGCAGGACTTGATTTCCGCATCACAAAGACAACCAAGGGACAGTACGCTGACTACTCCACAAGTAAGTGGGCTCGCAAGGAGACTGCACTAACAGAGGCACAGAAGGCAGCAATTGATTCCTTTGGCTTACATAACCTAAATGACTTCCTACCCAAGCGTCCTAGCGAGGTAGAGTTAAACGCTATCAAGGAGATGTTTGAAGCATCAGTTGATGGCGAGGCTTATGATGTTGAGCGTTTTGGACAGTATTATCGTCCATATGGTGTTGATGCTCCAGCGGGTTCCTCTAAAACGTCTGACACTCCTGCGGCAGCACCAAAGCCAGCGCCAGCACCACAGGCCACTGAAACAGCAGCAGCACCTGAACCAGAGGCTGCTCCAGAACCTGCTCCAGTAGCAGAAGCGCCAGCAGGCGATAACGGTGGTAAGAGTGCAGAAGACATTCTTGCAATGATCCGTTCAAGACAGAAGTCTTGATTAAATAGGGGGAGAGCGCAATGCTCTCCCTTACTTTTCTTATACTGGAGATATAAATGGCAAAGCCTTTTGACGTAAGCAAATTCCGTAAGGATATTACAAAAAGTATTGATGGACTCAGTGTTGGGTTTCATGATCCAACTGACTGGATCAGCACAGGCAATTATGCACTAAACTATCTTATCAGTGGTGATTTCCACAAGGGTGTACCAATGGGTAAGGTTACAGTGTTTGCTGGCGAGAGCGGCGCCGGTAAGAGTTATTTTGCTAGTGCTAACATTGTTAAGAACGCCCAAGAGCAAGGTATCTTTGTTGTACTAGTTGACAGCGAGAACGCTCTAGACGAAGCATGGCTACAGGCACTAGGTGTTGACACAGATGAAAGCAAACTACTCAAACTAAGCATGAGCATGATTGATGACGTTGCTAAGACTATTAGTACGTTTATGAAAGACTATCGTGCTATGGCAGAAGAAGACCGTCCAAAGGTTCTGTTTGTTATTGATAGCCTAGGCATGCTACTAACTCCTACAGATGTTGATCAGTTCGATAGAGGTGATATGAAAGGTGATATGGGTCGTAAGCCCAAGGCACTAACAGCTCTTGTGCGTAACACAGTTAACATGATTGGTAGTTATAACGTTGGTATGGTGTGTACCAACCACACATATGCTAGCCAGGACATGTTTGATCCTGATGATAAGATTTCAGGCGGACAGGGCTTTATCTACGCATCAAGTATTGTAGTAGCAATGCGTAAGCTCAAGCTCAAAGAAGATGTAGATGGTAATAAGGTAAGTGATGTACGTGGTATTCGTGCAGCATGTAAGGTTATGAAAACACGCTACGCAAAGCCATTTGAAGGCGTACAGGTTAAGATTCCTTACGAGTCAGGAATGGATCCCTACAGTGGATTGCTTGATATGTTTGAAAAGCAAGAGCTACTTGTTAAACAAGGTAATCGTCTAAAGTATACTACAGCCGCTGGCGAAGAATTGCTAGAGTTCCGCAAAGGTTGGACCGGTGAAAAACTTGAAATCATTATGAATGATATTTCAAATGGTTTGATAAGTAATTCCGAAGATGAACCTTTAGAAGAAGAAATTGAACAAGACGAGCTAGAGGTTGTTGAGGAATAATATGGATTCTGAAATTCTTGTAGACACTTGGATTATTCTTAGTCAGTATATTAAAGATAAGCAGCATGCAGCAGACCATTGGATCAATGAACTAATTGATCTAGGTATTGATGACGAAACTTTAGAAGAACTAGCTAATGCTGACAAATATTTAGGTATAGCAATTGATGAATTAAGTTCCAATTCTGAAGATGATGATTATGAATTTGAAGACGAGTAAGATGTGTCTGATAAGCATTTTCCCATAAAACAATCGCCAGCTTGTCAGCTTAAATGGACATGGAGCACTATAAGACTTTATGAAGGAAGTACGAGTAGCTGTCACCGGGTAGAGAAAGAGTTTATTGATTCAACTAATTTTGAAACGTTTCATAACACCCCCTTAAAACTTGAAGATAGAACTAAAATGTTAGCAGGCGAATGGCCTGGCCGCGGGTGTGAACATTGCAAACTTGTAGAGGATGCAGGCGGTACTAGTGATCGTATGCATCATTTAACCATACCAGATCTTACTCCAGTAGAATTAGAAACTGATCTTTCTGCAATAGAAGTAACTCCCAAAATAGTAGAAGTATATTTTGATAACATTTGCAACTTGAGTTGTTTATATTGTTGGGATGGTTTTAGCAGTAAGATACGTGGTGAGAATTTCAAGCATGGCAGATTTGAACAAGACGGTGTTGTGATTGATAATCGTGCACAGCTTGTAGATAATTTACCAGAGCTTACACAAAAGTTTTGGAAATATTTGGAACAACATAGGCATGATGTTAAACGTTTTCATTTCTTAGGAGGAGAACCATTTTATCAACGGCAGTTTGATTATGCACTAGAATGGTTTAATGAATACCCTTGTCCAGAACTTGAATTTAATATTGTAAGCAACCTAAATATCAAACACACCAAATTTAAACAGTATATTAGTAGTCTTAAAGAGCTGGTAGAGAAACAATGTTTGGGTAGACTTGATTTAACGTGTAGTATAGACTGCCTAGGTGCAGAACAAGAGTATGTACGGTTTGGAACAGACTTAAATTTAGTAAAACGTAACTTCGAACATGTAGTCGCTGAGGATTGGATATATCTTAACTTTAATCAAACACTCTGTGGTCTTACAATGAAAACAAGTGCAGATCTAATTGACTATGTAAACACACTTCGTACACACAGACAGATTAACCACTACTTTAGCACCACAGTGATGACTTACGAGTTTTTACATCCTCGGATATTTGGAAAAGGTTTTTTCGATGCTGACTTTGAACAAATACTTGAAAATATGCCCAGCAATACACAACAGGAACAGGCTGCTAAAGACTATATGTTAGGTATACAAAAAGAAATCAACACACATGAGCTTAACAGAGCAGAAATAAAAAAACTTGGAGTATACCTCACCGAGTTAGACAGGCGCAGAAGCACTAACTGGCAGTCTACTTTTCCCTGGTTGACTAATCTATTAGAAACTGTATAATAGTAATATGGCAAACTGGTATACTATTGTTGTAGAAGATATTGGAAAGATACCTGACTTCATTGATCACTTTGAAAACGAACTTGAGCAAGCTCGTAAAGAAGTTGGCATACATGGACTTGTTGAGAAAAGTATCAAAGAACTCCCAGCAGTAACTGAAATACGTTTTAATCAACTACAAGAAGTTGAGGCTGTGCTTAATCATCTAAACATACAGTTGCGTAAGATACGCCGCAAGCACTTCACCAAGTATTTGGAAAACTATCCACGTGCACTTAGCAGTCGAGATGCTGAGAAGTATGTGGACGGTGAAGATGAAGTAGTAGACTTTGAAACCATTATCAATGAAGTAGCACTACTACGCAATAAGTGGTTGGGTATTATGAAAGGCCTAGACAGTAAACAGTGGATGACTGGACATATTGTAAGACTACGCACAGCGGGTATGGAAGATGTCCAAGTATAAATGTTACGCACCATGGGCTAGTTTAGATATAAGTCCGCAGGGAGTTATATCTCCCTGCTGCAAATTTCGCACACAAGGTTATAACGAACGTTATAATATCACTAAAAACACAATACAAGAATATACAGACAGTGATTTCCTTAAAGGAATCAAACAGGAGTTTCTGTCTGGCAGTTTCCCTCAGGGTTGTATACGTTGTGTACAGGATGAACAGATAGGCACACCCAGTAAAAGACAACTAGATTACGAACGTTGGACTGAGCAGTATGACAACTGGCAAGAAGAGGATGGGTATATTACTACAAGTATTGCATTTGGTAATACTTGTAACTTGAAGTGTGTGATGTGTAGTCCATACTCCAGCAGTAGATGGCGTCAAGAACAAAAAGACTTATATAATGTAGATATCAAAAGTCATGAATATTTGAATGATAGTATTGTAGACCAGCTACACGCTAGCATGCCGAATGTTATACACATTGACATACCGGGCGGAGAGCCTTTTCTAAGTGAACCACTAAAACAACTGGACTTTCTTTCAAGATTACGAGAACGTGCCAGTAATGTAACCTTACATTACACTACTAATACCCAAGTAATGCCAGACGAACGTTGGTTAGTAGAATGGAGCAACTTTAAAGAAATAGACGTACAACTTAGTATTGATGGTGTGGGAAGCCATTATGAATATATTAGATATCCTGGCAACTGGAATATACTATTAAACAATATAGAACAATGGTTGCAATATCAACAGGATTATAACAATATAAGACTCAGTGTTAGTCATACAGTTGGAGCATATAATATATTCTATATGCAGGAATTTTGGGATTGGTGTAAACAAACAGGGTTGCCAAAGCCTTACTTGGGAAAAGTATTTTCTCCAGAACACTTTCGCCCGGATGTGTGGACAGGTGATGCAAGAACACTAATTAAAAACAAACTAAGTAACAGTACACAACCTGAGATTAGAACGTGGATT